AGACCAAAAGCATAAGAAACAGAGGGCATTCGCTTTGCATAGTGCAGCTTCATTATCCACTCTTGGGTCTCAAACTTTTTTATCTTTCGGACTTCTTTCATATTTCCTCAAAAAAATGGGGGCCAGAGAGTTGCCCCCAGAGTTTGCACCAACCTAATCTAACTCATTTAATTCACATTCTACCTTAGCTTCGTCAAGTTTAGCCAGATAGAGTACTTGTTCTCCCTCATTGAGATTTTGTATAACAATTTTATACAATTCATCGCCGTTTTCATAGACCTCTACAGACTTTCTGTAGGTATGGTCTCCCATATAACCTAACCAACTGTGCGACATTCTCCATAACCATTTTTTTGAAAGTTTCATCTCCAAACCGCTCCTTGACCTTCGTGGTTTTTAGGAGCTACGTTTTTCCATTTACGATTAGGGTTAGAGACTAAGTTTGGAGACAAGTAAGGATCTCCAGAAAACGCCAAATCTACCCCTTTAACTCTGTCTTCAAGCCCATTCATTTCCGCTAGAAGTTCGTAGAAATCTTTTCCACCAAATTCTCCGTAACCTTCGTAGTCATCTTCTCTCCATTTGTTTCCCTTATTATCTATAAGATAAACAACCGGAGTTTTTCTTCCTCTAGAATAATCCTCAATCCAGATAACTTTCTTAGTGTCGTTAGTATGCCAAGAAAACATTCCCATGATTTTTTTCCTTTATAAAATTAAAATATACAAAAGTATACGATATTATAATATAGGTGTCAATAAAAATAAAAACCCCCGCCTCCATGGAGAAAGACGAGGGTTTTTGAACTTTTGTCCACAGGCAAGAAGACAAAAGTTATTCGGGAAACTAGATTTCAACATAAAATCTACAAGAATAGTATGCGATTATATATTATATGTCAACCTTAACTTGATTTTACGGCTAATTTTTTCTGGTAATCTTTAAACATAACCCTTAACTGTCCAGATATTGTACGCCCTTCGCTTTTTGCAAGAGAAACAATCTGTTCGTAGACTTCACGAGGTACTAAAACACTCTTCCATTTATCTGTATCCATAAGACATCTCCTTATTTTGTGGGATGATATAGGATAACATATAACAAGTCAAATAAAAAAGGCCCCACCGTAGTGGGGCCAGTTTCAGGGAGGTTAAAATATGGAAACCCGTCAGCCTAACGGGCCTCACCCCAACTTGGTCCGATTTCTACATCGCACAAATTGGGAACCTCCAATTCTACCGCCGTTTCCATGATATTTGCAACATTTTTTGCATCTGATTCGCTTTTTACTGACATAGCTATTTCGTCGTGGATCTGGATAAGTGGCACAAGACCTTGTTTATAAAGGTTTACCATCGCTTGCTTTGTCATATCGGCAGCTGACGCCTGAATCAATCTATTTAGAGCTTTGTAAGTATACGCTCTCTTCAATCTGGTCGTCTCGCCATGCTCTAAAACGGCCTCAGAGTACGGAAGTGCTTTGTGCATTGCAAAACTGGTGGGCTCCCATAGATCGAATCGGCATTTTCTCCCTTTTATAGAGCGAATCGATCCGCCACTTGCTTTGTCATTTAATCGATTCGTTACGCCGTTCATCAATCGTTTCACAAAAGGAACTTTTTCGTGGTATTGTTTCATTATAGCTTTAGCTTCTTCCACCGTAATATCCAACTGATCCGATAGTTTATTGACGCCCATTCCATACATCATTGCGAGATTAACAACTTTAGCTTGTTTTCTGGGTATCTGGGCCATCTCGGCTACCATTGTATGGAAATCCATGTTCGGATCATTCCTGTATGCTTCGACAAACTCATCAACTTTCGGCAACGGGTTCGTATTGCGCCCATAAACATAGGCATAGTGGACCAAGATCCGTGGTTCCTGTTGCGAGAAATCAACACTCGCCCACTTATCGCCTTCTTCGGGTAAGAATAAACTACGAATCATCGGCCCCAACTCAGGATCTCTAGCGGGGATCTGCTGTAAGTTCGGGTTGTTCATGCTTATCCGTCCCGACACCGTCCCTCCATCGTCCGATCTGATCTGGTTTATGTGGCTATGTATCCGTCCATCTTTACCCGCATGCTTCATAATCGTTGCGATAAACGTCCCGTGGGTCTTGTTGAGGTTTCGGGCCTGAACAATCAGCTTAGGTAATTCGTGTTCATGGTCGGTAAGAAACATCTTTGTAAAAGACGGGGCGCCTTTCTCGGTCTTGGGATAAGATATACCCTGACTGTCAAACGCTTTCGCCAAAGATTGTGCCGCCCAGATCTCTACGTCAGTCCCAGTAGTACTCTTTATCTTTTTCAATACGTCCTTTTCCCGTTTGAGCAAAGCGTCTCTGGTCTGCTCCAACTTGTCTATATCAATACGGACGCCCTTCCATGTCATATCTATCAGACAGGGCAAAAGGTCGAGTTCCAGATTAGCAACGTTCATCAGGTCTTCCTGTTGCAGTTTAATCTTGAAATAGTTCCAAAGCTCCAAGGTCAGCGTTGCGTCGGTCTCGGCATACGGTCCGACATACATGGCGGGTAGTTTCCACATTTCTGCTTTCGGGTCCACGCCAAAGTCAGTTGCAGCTTCAACGAGTCCTTTTTCGCTCTTCGTCTTATTAAGATGGTCGTAAGACAAAGCATTCAGACTGTAACTAAAACGGTTCTCGTCGAGTAGGGCGGCGATAACCATAGTATCGATAAACCGCCCGTTTAACTGAAACCCCTCCCGCTTTATCCAACCCGCATCGTATTGGGCATTGTGCATAATTTTATCGGCGGGACACTCAAACACTTTCTTGAGCCATTTACTGACAATACGCTTATCGAGATTGCCCCCTCCCTGATGCCCTACGGGAATGTAACCTTGCCACTCGTCTGTCGCGACGGCATAGCCTACTACCTCCCCGTCTCCCGTAGGCCATCCGGGTCCGTTTGTTTTAATATTTGGATCTCTTGTCTCAACATCAACCGCAATCTGTTTTGCAGAAAAGATGTCGGGAAGTTCGGAAGGGGGAACCCAGTCCGACTTCGGCGTAAACATCGCCATCTGTAAGGATTTCATTTTTCGCCCGCCAATGCACCGTAGCCACAGATATCCACATAGGAATCTTCGTGGTCGGGCGTCTCTATCAAACGGCTAAGTTTGACCGCTATCATGCATTGGTAAACTTGTGCCACACTCACTTCCTTTTCAAGAAGCACGGACCACATCTTAGCTATCCGTTCGTGGTTTTTGTAGGCGTCTCCATAATCTTTTGCTCTTGGGCCGTTTATCATCTCTTCGGCCTTCTCTAATATTTCTGCTCGCTTCATAAGTTATAACTCCTCATTGCGTCTTCTGCTTCGACTATATATAGGTTTCTTTTTGTTCGTGTGACGCCAACATAGAATGTCCTGTGCATATCGTCTGCGTTTAATCGCATCTCTGCATCTGCGGCAGGACTGAGGTCCGTGAACAATACGACATTTTCCGCTTCTCCACCTTTAGAACCGTGGATCGTGGAAACTGATATACGGGGCTCCCCGTTGAACTTTTCTCCCTTCCTCAATAGTTTTGTTATATACGCCCGATCTGTCTCAGGCATTTTATTCATGGCTTCGTGCCATATTAACTCATCACCGACGAGAAGTCCAAAATGCTCCTGTAAATCTGCAAGACTTATATCGTCTTCGTCCGATAGATTAGCCAATTTCTTAAATCCTCGTTTTACCCTGTCCCCAGTAGACATAAAACTATAGATGTTCCGTGCTACGTTGCCCGTGATAGTTTTGCCTTTACGCATTTGCTCCCAACCATTCACGGCGGAACTGATCTTTTCGGAAATACTACGATGCCCCATATGGGTAAAAAGATATCCATTAGACTTTAACTCTTCTCTAACAGGCGATAGCATATACCCCGCCTGAGATAGGATCATCCAAGTCCCATCATTCATATTCACATCGTTAATAGAATAAATCCGAGCAACCCTTCCGTGTTCTTCTTTAGGTTTATACTCCTTCGGAAACCTCTTGCTCATGCGCCGTGATATCTTATTAGCTATAAAATGTGCGCTTTGAGGTATCCGATAAGACTGCGATAAGGTTTCACTACCGCCATCCAAGTTTATAAATTGATTAACATCAGCCCCCGCCCACCTATAAATAGCCTGATCGTCGTCTCCCGCTACATACATTTTATCGGATTTTTTATCCAAGGCGTGGGCAATGTCCCACTGCAACGGGGACAAGTCCTGAGCCTCATCTAGAAATGTGAGGTCAAACCGTGGACAGTATTGGTCAGCGCTCTCTGCAAACGATGCAAGCATATCGGTAAAGTCGTACTTGTTTCGCGTTTCCTTATATGTCTTTAGAGCGCGATTAATAAAACTTACAAGCATCCAGTCCATATCAATGTGGCTGTCATTATACTGATCTCTTAACTGTACTTTACGCAGACGGGCTAGATTAATCAGCCCCAGAACAGGATCGTTGGCTTGCAAGTTATCAGAAAAGTTGTCTACATCAGTAGAAGAACCCCCAGAAAAACTGTAACCAATCTGGGCTCCCAACTCGCTGTAGTCTTCGGGTTGCATAATCTGCTCAACACGAATGTCTGTCTGGGCAAGAGCAAGACTATGCAACGTTCGAAAATACGGTAGATCTTCTTTAGGATCAAGCTTAAATCTTTTCGCCGCTCTGTCCCGTGCTTCGTGGGCCGCTTTCCGAGTAAAAGCAAGGAAGGCAATCCTGTGTGGATTGGTCCCCGCTTCAAGAGCCCTGTCCACCATATCAAGGAGTGTAGTCGTTTTACCCGTCCCCGGTGGACCAAATATTCTAAACATCGTCGGACCGTTTAAACTTTTTCCAATCCCTAATTTTTTCTGATATTTCTTTTCTCACGCCTTTGTTAGTGAGCCGATAAGTTTGGGCTCTATCTTTCGGAATTGGTTTTAAAGCAAATTCTTCTTCTAATTTTTTATTTTTCATCCCACACCTTTATTATTCTAATCGCGACTTTACGTTTTCCAGATCCTTCTCCAGTCTCTGGGCTTCTTTCTCGTATCCATTTGCACTGACAGCTTCTATAAAAGATCTAAAAGAACGGTCTCCAATTCCTCCTCCTACATACATGTAGTAGATCCCATAGTCCTCCACAAATTCTGGTATAGTTTTATTGTGTAAATCCCTCTTCCGAAAAAAATCGTGAAGTTTTGGCGGAAGGATCATATCTTTAAGAAATATAGCGGGTACACAACGACGGCTTTCATTGTAACCATACTCGTCCATTTTCTTTATAAGTTGTTGTACCCTCTGTCGCGTAAGTCCATACACCTTGGCAACATGGGTCATGGTTCTTAACTCGTCTTTATGCATCGAATATATGCGACGGTTTCTTTCACTAAACGTATAGTTAGTGAGTGGCTGCTGGTTGGACAACGTCTCCATCTATCATCTCCTTTAATGTCATTTTCCATACAAATATAGGTGTACCTTTACCTACATAAGCTCCAGACACGTTAAACGTGAAAAACTCTAAAGCTTCCTCCCTGTCCATCCCGTCACGGGACATCAAGATCTTCAAACATTTCTCTATGTCGTAGACCAAATTCATCTGGCCTCCAACACCATCTGTAATTCCTATAACGGCTTTGTCAAAGCCATCAGCTTGCATCATTGGTTCTTCTGTCAAAATGGGGCCTCCTCCTCATTAAATCTTGGTGGTTCAATATCTGCTTCTATCTTTTCAAAAGACGGTATTGACCAGACGCGAACAGAGCGCCCTTTAATCTTCATTACCGTACTCTCTCCATTTATGTCTCTAAGCCTCTGGGCTATGCGATGGGCTTTATACTCAAAGAACTTGTTCTTCTTTAGATGCCCTTCAAAGTCCCTTAGCCTAAAGTATGTTACTCCCTCGTCCTCATCGGTCCAAGGACGCCTAAGAAGTATCTCTTCTTTGTCGGATGCAATTTGCAAGTGACTACAGAACTCCTCCAGATACTCCAGAAACTGCCCAGACGTACTAGCATCCTGAGAAACTTCCATTACGGCGCTTTCGTTGTCCCGCATTTCAGACATCAGAGCCGAGATCCGCGCTTCCCAAGCAGTTCGCTGTAAACTACGGGGCATGAAATTCAGTTGCTCCATACAAGCCTTCTGAAAAATACCCTGACTTTGCAGAGCCTCGGTATCTAATTCCAAAGGTTCCCCATTAACATCCAAAAACCACACTGGAGGCGTCGAATTGTATTTGCGGAGGTTTGCTATGGCCGCACCCTGTACTGCCGCTCCTACGCCAAATCTCCGCGTCCTACAGAGGTCCTTGTTGCAATAGGAGTTAATTGGACTATCTCCGCACTTATAAGTGTACTCTTTGCGCTCTAATTGCTTTGCAACGATGTTTACTTCGTTTAGGGGCAGAGGGGGCTCCAGATACTGCATATTGTAAGTCAATATCTCGGTTTCCCAACTGTCGGGATAAGCCTTCCTAAGATACACGCCTATATTAAACAGGCCGTTGTTGCGTCCGCCCTCACTAATTTTGTTTGCACAGAGCGTTTGTAGACACGGTGGTCCGTCTTTTAGTATTGCGTCAGGGGTCTCAGTTACCTGTAAACCCAACACTTGCTCTGGCGTCTGGACATGGGTCTCTACTAATTTGAAGAACTCCTCCAAGGTAGCAGAGGTTCCGTCATCCTTGATTGCATACCGTAAGCCCTCTTCAGCGTCGTAATAAGGAAGGTTTAGAAAGTTCCCTACATCTCCTCGGTCAAGATGTAACTTGACTTGCTTTGGAAATATCTCGCTTCCGCCATAACCTAACGCCGCCGACACACTTTGTAATGTAGTCTGTAAGTCCTTTGCTTCTACCCAGTCCGCAGTAAAAAGGAAACAATGCGCTCCTCCCGACTTAGATCGGCATACTACTAAGGGTAGT